AAGCCAGTCGCGATATCGTTTTTAACGAACTATACCTTGATTGGGACGATGACATCGTTCTGGTCGAGGGAGTGTTTGACGCAATCGTTGCAGGAAATGCAATTCCGATTCTAGGCTCCACGCTGAACAACTATACTAAAGTATTCAGCCGTTTGATATCGGAGGGTCCAAAAGTCTATTTGGCTCTGGACTCGGATGCCACCTATAAGGAACACAAAATCATCAAGAACTTGTTGCAGTACGATATGGAACTACACAAGATTGATACTGCCGATATCGAAGATGTCGGCGCAATAACAAGAGAAGAGTTTGCTGTTAGAAAAGCGGCAGCAAAACGGATAGAAGATAGCTCATACATTCTGAGTGATGCCCTGTCTTCTATCCGAATTTGAGAAGGTAAAAAATGAAGTTTGCTCACATTGCAGATACGCACATCAAGAATCTAAAGTATCATTATGAATACAAGGAGGTTTTCAAGCAGCTATACGAAACTCTACGGGAAGAAGAAGTAGATTGTATCGTACACTGCGGAGACATTGCTCACACGAAGACTCAGATCTCTCCAGAGTTCGTGGAACTATGCACTGATTTCTTTCGCAATCTGTCATCGATTGCTCCAACATATATCATCTTGGGCAACCACGATGGTAACCTACGCAATAGCAGCCGTCAGGATGCCATCACGCCGATTGTAGATGCCTTGGCATGTCCAGACCTGCATCTGCTTAAGAACGCCGGAGAAACGGCTTTAAACGCCGACTATACGCTAAACGTGCTATCGGTGTTCGATGAGGACAACTGGGTTGTTCCAACTGATACGGATAAAATCAATATCGCCCTGTATCACGGCTCGATTTCTGGTGTCAAGACCGACGCGGGATGGGTCATGACTCATGGCGAACACGACATTAAGATCTTTGACAAGTTTGATTTTGCGTTCTTGGGAGATATCCACAAGACAAATCAGATTCTTGACACAGAAGGTAAGGTGCGATACCCGGGCTCTACGATTCAACAGAACCATGGTGAAACGAATGACAAGGGACTGCTGATTTGGGATATCACAGACAAGGAAACTTTCAAGTGTGAGCATGTCGTTTTCAAAAACCCCAAGCCTTTCATGACAATTGAGTTGACACCGAAGGGTCGGATGCCGAAGAACACGGATGTGCCCCGAGGCGCCCGCTTGCGTTTGGTGTCAAACAATAACCTTCCTCTGAACAAAATGAAGAAGGCTATTGATGTTGCCAAGCATCGCTTCAAGCCAGAGTCGATTACATTTCTTAATCGTGCTGCTGGAGAGCGAGGCAGCGTAGACGCGCTCACTTATAATCTTGTGAAGGAAGACCTTCGCGATCCTGTCGTACAGGAAGAACTCATCGAGGAATACCTTAAAGAGTACGAGGTAGACGATGACTTGATGGAAGAAGTGCATTCCATCAACGGGTATTACAACCGCATCGTCGAGAAGGAAGAAGAGATTACCAGAAACGTAAACTGGAAGCTAAGCTCATTCAAGTTCGATAACCTGTTTAACTTTGGTGAAGGGAACAAGCTTGATTTTGGGAAGATGAACGGCATCGTCGGGATCTTTGGAAAGAACTACAGCGGCAAGAGCAGCATCATTGATGGGCTCCTGTTCACTCTTTTCAATTCTACATCCAAGAATGAACGCAAGAACCTTAACGTGATCAACCAACATAAGGAAGACTGCTCAGCAACTGTGGAGTTCCTGATCGGCGAGAATGTATATACTGTTGAGCGCGGATGCGAAAAGTACGTTAAGAAGCTGAAGGGCGAGGAGACTATGGAGGCGAAGACGAACTTGGAGTTCACTTCAGAGAACATAGTCACAGGTGATACGATTAGCGAAAATGGCTTGACTCGCAATGAGACAGACAAGAACATTCGCAAGATTGTGGGTACCCTTGATGACTTCCTGTTATCGTCAATGTCTTCACAACATGGCGCCTTACAATTTATTAATGAAGGCACGACCCGCCGCAAAGAAATCTTCGCAAAATTTCTCGACCTAGAAGTTTTTGAAAAAAAGTTCAAGCTAGCGAAGGAAGACAGCGCGGATATGAAGGGCGCCCTCAAGAGACTTGAAGAGAGGGACTATGAGGCGGAAATCGCGGAACAGGAATCGGCTGAGGCGCAAGTGCTTGAAAGCTTAGGCGTTTGCAAGCAATCGTTAGAAACAGTCAAACAATCACATGAGCGCTATAAGCAGTGCGTAGATGACTTCGGGCGCAAGATCGATAGCGTCCCGGCAGACATTGTGGACATCGCCAATATTAAGCAGAGGCTCAAAGACAAGAGATACAAGGTCAGCAGTCTAAGTTCCAAGAACAAAGAGATCCAATCCGAGTGCAATCAAAAGGAATCTACACGCATCCGTGTGGACAACTTTATCAGCACCTTTGAGGTTGAGGCTTATCGGGAACAGCAAACGCAGATTGAGCAACTGATGGAGAGTCAAGGCATATTGGGTACAGAACTCAAGTCAGAACGTTCAGACCTTGAGAGAAACAAAAAGAAAGGGAAGCTGTTAGAGGGGATCCCTTGTGGTACGGAATATCCCAAGTGCAAGTTCATTCGCGATGCTCACGTCGCGGTCGCGTCCTTGCCGGTAAACGAAAAGCTTGTTCGCGAGATTAGCGAGAAGGTCGCAGCACTAGAAGTACGTGTGACTGACTTGGAACCTGAGAGGGTTCAGCGACACCTGCGCCGCTATGAAGATTTGCTCCGGAAGTCTGCCGACTTGTCTGGCGAGATCGCGGCTTGCCGTTTGCAGGTTCAAAAAAATAAGACCTCTATCATGCGTATCGAGAAAGAGATTACTGAGTTAGAAGTCAACGAGCGAAATTACGAAGAGAACCGCGATGCTATTGAAAACCTAGAGGCGCTGCTAAAGGATCGGGACTTGGCACAAACGAAGGCTGCATCAGCCAAGATTAAACTTGAAGTATTGAACAGCGAGTTCATGGGATTGCACAAAGAACACGGCTCGATTGAAAGTAAGATTGAAAACTTGACGGGATCTAAGCAAGAGTTGGTAGAACTGCAGAAACGCTATGCAGCTTACGATTTGTTTATGCGATGCATGCATTCCAATGGCATTGCGTATGACATTATCAAGAAGAAGCTTCCGGTTATTAATGAAGAGATCGCAAAGGTGCTGGCGAACATCGTAGACTTTGAAATCTTCTTTGAAGATGACGGTAAGAAGATGAACGTGTTTATTAAACATCCCAGACATGAGCCTCGACCGCTTGAGATGGGTTCCGGCGCTGAGAAGACACTGGCTGCCATGGCAATCCGACTGTCACTTCTCAGCGTGTCTTCCTTGCCAAAGGGTGACCTTTTCATTCTTGATGAGCCGGGTACTGCACTCGATGAAGAGAATATGGAAGGGTTTATTCGTATCTTGGAACTAATTAAGACGTACTTTAAAACAGTACTTCTGATTTCACACTTGGATAGCCTGAAGGATTGTGTAGATACACAAATCACTATCGATAAGAACGATGGCTATGCATTTGTGAACCAATAGGAGGATTTTCAGAATGGATTGGATGAAAAATATGGCAGGTAGAGTATGGGGCTTAGTTCCCGGGACTCTTAACCTCGTTAGAAATGTGCTCGGCGGTGTTTGGGCTGAAGTTCGCGATGGACACCATCGCCTTAGTTGGTGGCTTTTGCTTGGAGCGGCAGCACTCGCAGGTAGGTGCGCCCCCACGGTCCTTGGCTGGCTGTAGGAGGTAACTATGATGGCAGTAGCAAAAGGAAAACTGGATAGACTGATCGAGAAGATGATATCTCGTAAGTTCATGGTGTGGCTCACAGCCACAGCACTGATGATTTACGCAGGGCTTGAATCGTCAGATTGGGTCATTATCTCTGGCATTTATATCGGTGGACAAACTGTCATTGATGGCATTGCCAAACTTAAGGGACTAGAATGATTCAGCTACGCGCTGCATGGGCAGTACTTTCTTCGACATGGGAGAGGGTGCTGCCCTTTGCTATCAAGCATTGGAAGATTCTGCTCATTTTGGCATTGTCGATAGCACTCTTTCTCAAGATGCAAAGCGACTACAGGTCAATGGAAACAGCATACCAGACTCGGATTGAGTCTTCTCAAGCCCAGATTGAAGGGCTTAAAGTGATTCACGAAACACAGCTTCGCGAACAACAACTCCTTATGGAGAGCTTTCTGGAATCGATAGCAGCGATTGAAGAAGAATACGAAAAAACCAGAGAAGAGTTAGAAAGAGAGAGAAACCGCAAGATTAATAAAATCGAGAGAGAGTGGTCTGAGCACCCTGAAGGGGTGGCGGAACAGATCGAACAGGAGTTTGGCTTTGAGTATGTGGAGTAAAATATTATTAACCTTTTGCCTAGCGTTTGGTCCCCCGGCTTTTGCCGAGGAACCAGCCGATGCCGCAACTCCCCAATTCACTTTTCAGGATTATCAGCAGCCTGCGCCATTCCGTGGAACCTTGTTCAACCCTAGAGCAACCGCAGAGTTATTGGCGATGCCGGAATCACTTCGGCTTGAGTTTGATTTAGAATTAGAGTATCAGCTTGATGTACAGTCCACGGAGTTTAAGCTTAGAATGGACACGGTTAACTCAAGTTATACAGCACTGAGCGAAGAGTATAAACTCACAGTAACTCAGAAAGACACAGAGATCGCTGAACTGCAGCGGCTCATTAACACCAGCGCCCCATCTAACAGGGCTTGGTGGATTGCCGGCGGTGCAACCGGCGGCGCCATGATTACGCTGGGCATTGTATACGCGGTACTTTCTGCGTCGGGAAAGTAGAATGGGAAAGAAAGACCCCAACTATGTTATTAAGATTGAGAAAGCCATTGCCGATAAATACGGTAAAGAAACTGTTCAAAACCCACGTCGAAACTGGACTGAGGAAAAGGAGCATGATTTCGTCGAACAACTTAAGACCCGCAATCAGCGAATGAATGAACTCGCACAGAAAGTGGAGAAGGTTGAAGTTAATGGCATTTTAGTTTCTCAAAAACTACTTAGTAGAGAAACCAACAGGACATGTCCGGTTTGCGAGATATACTCATTTGACAAAAAAGATGATGTGTATATGAATAAGTTCAAATGCTGCTTCGGCTGTTACATTCAGTACGTCGAAGACCGCGAAGAACGTTGGAAAACAGGCTGGCGTCCACAACTAGGAGATAATAAAACAAATGGCAACAACACTTGAAGTAATCAGAGGACTCTCGCAAGCTGCAGCGAACGCTTATGACGGCGGGCATGACGAGAAGTATTCATATGACGGCGAGGCGCGCAAGATCGGTCTTTTCCGTGAGGAGGGAGACGTTATCACGGACTCCCGAGGCGCCGCAATGGACGGCTTTGGCATACGCTTCCAAGGCAATCGATTGATCATCAGCTATCAATATGATTGTATGCTTAAGCACGTACACGAATCTGGTTTTGAGGATGTTATTAACGAGAAGGTCGCCAACGTTGCAAAGTATCTTCGCAGCGAATATAAGAAGGTGACCGGCGACGGGCTAACCTTGAGCAAGGAAGGGGATTGTGATATCCTAGTAGAATACATTTCCAGAATCAGAACATCCGTTAAGGCTTGTCAGGTATATAAGATCGGCGGCTTGAAAGAAGTAGAAGATTCAGACAACGGCTCAGCAAACCGTGACGTAGACTCAGCAATCAAGAGTTGGCTGGGCATGGGTAAGGACAAGTTCTCTGGAACCAAAAAGCCTTCCAACGTGACAAGAAAGAACGACTAAGATGGCATGGCTTTTAAACTATCGAAAGAGGAAAGCGTAAAAGAGATTTTAAAAAGCGGTAAAGACCCAGTTTATTTTATTGACAATTACTGCAGAATCTCTCACCCTATTCACGGTCTTATTCCGTTCGCTACATACGACTTCCAGCAAGACTTGCTGGTAGCTTTCAACGATCACAGATTTAATGTGATTCTTAAAGCCCGCCAGATGGGGATCTCTACCATCGTAGCGGCTTACATCGTTTGGATGATGTTGTTCCACCGTGATAAGAACGTCCTAGTTATGGCTACTAAGTTCGGCACTGCCGCAAACTTGGTCAAGAAAGTCAAGGCGATGATGAGAGGGCTTCCGGACTTTATTCAGATCTCCTCTATCGAAGTAGACAACCGCACGTCATTTGAGCTAACCAATGGCTCACAGATTAAAGCGTCTTCAACCTCTGGCGATGCCGGTCGTTCTGAGGCGCTGTCTCTTTTGGTGCTGGATGAGGCTGCTCATATTGACGGCTTGGATGAACTGTGGATGGGTCTATACCCTACGATTTCAACTGGTGGGCGAGTTATCTCGCTGTCTACCCCCAACGGTGTTGGTAACTGGTTCCATACAAAGTATGTAAACGCGGAGGCGGGAGAGAACGACTTTAATCCTATTAAGCTTATGTGGGATCTGCACCCTGATCGAGATCAGGAATGGTTTGAGAAAGAAACAAGGAACATGTCTCGTCGAGAAATCTCTCAAGAGTTCGAGTGCAACTTTAATACTTCCGGGGATACGGTAATCCACCCGGAGGACATTGCCCGTATCCGTGACACTGTATCCGATCCGAAACATAGAACGGGGTTCGACAGGAACTACTGGATCTGGGAAGAACACCTTCCCGGCGCCTCGTATGTTCTGGTTGCTGATGTTGCACGCGGCGACGGCGCAGACTATTCTGTGTTTCACATAGTTAAACTCGAAACGCTAGAAATCATAGCTGAGTATCAGGGAAAGCCCAGCCTCGATATGTTCGCAACAATATTGGATTCTGCCGGCAGAGAGTATGGCAACTGCATGATTGTCGTTGAGAACAATAACGTTGGTTTTTCTGTTTTAGAGAAACTAATCGACAAATCTTATCCGAATGTTTATCACTCCGTGAAGTCCACGCACGACTACGTGGAGCAACACATCGCTGAAGGAATGTCCAACTCCGTACCCGGTTTCACAACTTCCATGAAGACAAGACCATTGATCGTCGCAAAATTGGAAGAGTTTATCAGGAATAAACTAATTACAATATATTCGAGCAGGACTTTGCGCGAGCTTGAGACTTTTATTTGGAACAATGGGAAGCCTCAGGCTATGAGGGGCTACAACGATGACCTTGTTATGTCGTTGGCAATCGCATGCTGGGTCCGAGACACCGCGTTTGTAGCCAATGCGCGCAATATTGAATACAAGAAAGCATGCTTAGGCGCCATGATTAAAACAGGCTCAAAACTAGAAACTAAGATGCAAGGTCAAATAGGTTATAAAAAAGGCGGAACTTTTGATACAATGAAACAAAGTCAATCAGAAGCTGTCAGAAAAGAACACGAAGAATACAAATGGCTTTATAAAGGATAACAAATGGCTCAACAAAACTCCAAAAAATCAAATCCAAACTTGAAAAATCCACGTAATCCAGAGTCGCCGCTGTTCAAGCGCCTGACTCGATTGCTCTCTGGTCCGATTGTTAATCGCCGCGTGCAAATGCAGCGGCGCTATCGGCGCGCACAGCTAGACAAGTTCAACTTTACGTCTGCCGGCGGCTTGAACTTTAAGAGAACGTCCTACAACCCGTACGACAACCTCAGCGCCCAAGTGATGGCAAACCAAAATCGTCAAGAGCGCTATCTTGACTTTGATCAGATGGAGTACATGCCCGAGATTGCATCTGCTTTAGATATTTATGCAGATGAGATGACCACCTCCACAATCCTCAGCCCCTTGCTGAAGATTAATTGCTCCAACGACGAGATTAAAGTTGTGTTGGACAACCTATACCATAAGATCCTGAACCTAGACTCTAACCTTTTTGGTTGGTGCCGTACAATGTGTAAGTTCGGTGACTACTTTTTATACTTGGACATCGATGAGACACATGGAATCAAGAACGCCGTGGGCATTCCACTGGAAGAGCTTGAAAGATTGGAAGGTGAAGACAAGACCAACCCCAATTATGTACAATACCAGTGGAACTC